TTACATACTTTGAGAAGTTCATCAACATAATCTTCAGGATTATATTCTTTCCATTCAACAAGTAAATCTACAACTTTATCACCATCCATAAATGGTACTGGTTTTTTAGGATCACTAAAACGAATAAATGTACAAATCACAATTTTTTTCGGAACCAATTTATACATTTCGGCCAACATATGACAATATGCAGTTCCTTGTAAAATATAACTAAAAACATATTCATCTTTCTTAATATAACTTCCTGTTTTCCAATCAATAACTGCAAGTTCACCATTATAGTCTGCAATCAAATCTGAAGTTCCTGCAACTTTGAGGTGATCTGACCACATTGACAATTCAATTCCACGAATATTGTCAATCCTTGCATCAATTTGTGGTATGCCTGCAAGAACAAGTTCTTTGTGTTCTTGCATTACACTACTCTTACCATCTTTTAATTTTAAATAGTTTTCATCACCACGTAAATATTTCTCAATTATTCCATGAATGTTAGTACCACGCCTTGCGGCACGATGTGAAATTTTATCTGCGGCCTCTTTTCCAATTTTTGCTCTCCAGGCTTCAATGCCTGGTTTGGTAATCATATGATAAAGAAGATTGGTAATAGATGGATATGTACCATTCGGAGAATGATACACCCTATCTTCACTAGAATTGTCTTGTTCTAATTGATCTTTTCGATTTTCAAGAAGATCATAATTAAATTGTTTCATATATCAATGAGTATCTATTGTACTGTGCAGATGTTTGCTTTTTATTTCTCTGAGCCTGTCTTTGAATCCATCATCAGGCTTCTTTCCTGCAAAATGCCATGGATCACCAATAAATGGTTTTGCAAACATCATTTTAATCACACCACCACAGTCAGAAATCGGACATGGTTTTTTGGTGGGTTCATCCCTTCGAGCTATGGGCAAGGATTCTTCAAAATCCTCGCCACATTTCTCGCAAACATAGTCATAATAGGGCATTTAATTATTATCCTTTTTCAATCAAATTACCATCTTCATCAATAAAGTCACAGGGGCCGACAATACAAGTCCAATTTCCCTTTTTCTTTACTATTTCTTTTTCTTTTGGTATTTCAACCTTTACTGTTTTTTTGGGTGTCCAAAAAGTTCTTTTGGGCTCCACAAAAGGTTTTTCTTCATGTGTATGAACAACTTTTCGTCTTTCAATTACACAATCTGGACACTCGCCAGTTTTCGTATCTATCCAACATCCAGACATTGCGTGACAGACCTGTTCTGTCACATATTCAACTCCTGCTAATGCGGATGGACTCAAAAACAGAACAAACCATAATATAAGTATTAAATTTTTCATATTTGTTCCTTTTTTATTGTTACATGTATATTATAACCTATTAGAACAGAAATGTCAAGTTTTTTACAAAGAATTTTTACTTCCATAAAAGATATGTCTATCTATCGAAGCCATAACTTTTTTCCTTTTACTCCACTTTGGATATGTCTCCATCCAATTTGCATGATAGTGCGTTGCACCATCTGTTATGTCAATTAACGCTTTGTCATGATGATTTACAAGAACTTTCTTTGCAAGTTCTTGTGCAGACTCCCAAGTTCTGCCTTCTCTTGGGTCATCTAATAAACCATCACAATACCAACTAAATTGACATCTATCTCTCACAGGAACATACTCTTCTATTCTAGCATTATAACGATGTATGCCCTCATGCACTACTTCACATATGGTATTAGGATAATTATCACCCAATGTACGATTTAACGTAACATTCGCTACTGCTAATTTTCCTGCTGTACTCTCCACCCCTGCTTCAAAGTAAATATTTTTCGCCAGACAGAGAACATCTGCTGCTGTATATTTTACTTTGTCAAATTCAAGAGGTTTGTAATAGTCTGGTGTAACCATGCTCATGGGCTTTTGATCAAGAATACGATTTATATCATATTCCCATATTTGAGATGGTGCATTACTATTAATCGGTGAAGTAGTATACCATAGTGTAGCAAACAGAGCAAGGAACACCCTTACTGTCTTTACCATACTTGTACCTTTTTTTGGTTATTAATTTCATTCACAGAAACATAAAATATAGAATTCATCAACCAAATGTAGTTATATTTAGGTGTTTTTATTGTTCAACAGGCATTTCTTCTTTAACTGTCTGTTTTTCTTTAACTGTTTGTTTTTCTTCAATATCTGGAAGAAGGTCTGGCCAGGTATCCTTGACCAATTTATAGGACAATCCCTTATAAGACAATTTTCGATCTTTAACAGCAAGAATAAGTTTTGCATCATTTGGGTCAAGTCGTTCTAATAATTGAACAAACATTGATTCTCTTCTGAGCATAGGAAGATCATGAGGACTTGGATCAACATAATAATCCAACTTTTTTACTTCAAAATGTAGTGAATTTGGAGTTGAATCCGCTATCTGTCCAGGCGTATATGGTGGTGATCCTGGCGGTAGATGCCATTTAACATCTGGATGATAATTCAATTGCAACAATGCTTTGGTTGCAAAATTATCTCTATCTTTGAGAACTTGTCGTTTCTCTTCTCTTGTCTTGGCCTTACCAACCAATTCAAAGGTTTCTAAAATATTAAATTCCATTACATATCTCCTGTAAATTGTCTATCTGTCAATGCCATAGTTTCAGTTTTTATATATTCTCTATTTTCATAAGTTCCGTATTCTGATTCATCCATTCCACTTGTCCATACTGCGCCAATATCTGGATAGAATACCCCCACAGACCTCTTAGGAGTGCCGTCAGGGTAATATGCCATAACAACACATCGTGGAACTACTTTGTGTTCTTCATCTTGTCCCGAAAATATTCCAATCCAATCACCAGTTTTTAAATAGTATTCACAATAACGAATATATGCTTTGCGAGATGCGGCTTGCGATTCTGCTCTTCTTTGTTCTTTTTCTCCAACATGTCTGCCTCTTCCCTGTTTACCTAAAGCGACAACCATTTCCTTGTTATGTTTAATCCATCCTTTAACATTTTTAAAAGAATAAGTATCATCATCTGGAAGAGTAAGAACACGTTCATTCACATTTTTATATTCTGCTGGTTTTCGTTTCTTTCGCATATTTTTCATGCGTTCCCGAAGAGCCTCACGTTGTTCTTCTGAAATCTTACGAGTTCGCTTTACCTTCATCGGTTTGCGTTCTATTTTCACTTTCTTTGTCATTATGATTTTTTCTCTTTAGTTTTTTCAATATTTCCTTTGATTGTTTCTAACATCATTGTCCACTGTCTTGCAGTAGTTTCAATGTCGTAGTGCATATCAAAGTATTGTTTCTGGAATGCCAATCCGCCCTGTACAGGTGGCTCCCAAAAGTTGTCAATTGCATCTTTCAGAACATACGCAAACTTTCTTGCATGTTCGGTCTTATCTTGTACATAACCATACATCCATGCAAAGTTCGCACACGTTTCTGGAAGAACTCCAAGATTTGGACACACCACTACACATGCTGCACTCATTGCTTCAATTGCAGATATACAACCTGTTTCCTTATAAGTACAAGGATACGCAAGGATATGAGTTTGTTGAAGTGCAGTACGAATTTCTTCGTTAGAAACAGATCCATGATAATTTACATTTGGTGTTTCTTTACAAGCATTATAAAGAGGTTCCCAATCTTTGTCTTGTGCCTCCCAACCATATATCTTAAAACTTGAATATATGTCAAGTTCGACATTTTCTAATTTCATAGCCTTAAATGCACCAATCAGAACATCTAATCCACGATGTGGTGTAGAAATATATGCAAGTCGTATTGGGCCGTCTTTTGGTTTGGTATGTGCTGGAATTGGTTCTATTGCGTTTTTGAGAACAACACTTTTTTCATACTCAACTCCCAAATCGAGATGATATTTCTCTAATGACCAATCAGAAGGAAATACAAATCGCTCAAACTTTTCTCGTTGAGATCTTTCTTTTAAAAATTGTACTTCTGGATCTGTTGAAGTATCTTGAAACCACATAATTTTTGGTTTATCTTCGTATTCACGAACTCTTGAAAGAATGACCTGAAAGTAGTTCCAGACATCCTCAGGCACTCGCTCCTTGACTCTTTGATAAATTAACTCACTACCACCCTTTGCATTCTTTGAAGCTTCAACTACATCTCCAATAGGTTTTGGTGGTAGTCCTTGTTCTTTTCTTTTCCGAATTTCTTTTATTTTAGAATCATCAAACTTTATCATGCTCATAGGGGTTCACCAATCTTATCAAGTGCTTCGAGTTTTTCGAGTGCTTCGAGAGATTCATTATTTTCTTCTGTAGGTGGTTCTGATGTTTTCTTTCCAAAAAACTTTAGAACCGCCCGTAAGATTTTATCAAACATATTTTATTTCTATTATATTATTATAACAAATTATTTCCAAAGTGTCAAGTTCTTTCTTAAAAAAGTTTACCTTGTTCAACGCCATGTAATTTATATTGGAGTTTTCCATCATGAAATACTTCAACATCATCACCATCTAATTGTTTAGATACTGCTTCATTATCCGCATCTATTTTACTAAATTTCAATATTCGACCATTTTTTGTTTCAACTAGATAAGGGTTTTGCTCGGTTCGCATAACTGTTCCTTTACGTGAAATCCTGTCTTACAAATGTAAAATGAATCTACAATGTCAGATACAGGGTTAGAAATTTTGGTTGATTTTGGAGATAACTGACTCTTCAAATCAACGTGTGATTCTGACAAAAACGTTTCATACATTAATTCTTTATTGGCATTTCCTTTTCCTGTGGCGTGTTTTTTGATTACTGTGGGTGGGATTGTAACATATTTGAATCCGGCTTCTTTGAGTTGTTTTTTGAGTATTCCAGTATTCTCTCCAATATTAAAAACTCTACCTGTCGCTGCAAATGCATAATCTTCCAAGTAAACA